CCGGGATCGGGGCAGAGAACCCGTCACCTAGGACGGATCCTAGCGACACTGATATTCCAATCTGCACGATGTGATCGACCTCGGGGTCGACGCCGGTCGTTTCAAGGTCGAATCCGCAGACGAGTCCTTGAAACCATTTTTTATGAGCCATGTTTTTTCCTTAGATGTTCCTGCATACGCTGATGCACTATCCATTGATTGCAGGCGGGACACTTAGTTTTCGTCCTCGTCTGAGTTTTCTTATTCGCCAAGTGCCTCCCCTTCGCTTCCAGTGGTGCAGGGCTGTCGGGCTGCGAGAGGGCTGCTTCCCACATCTTCAACGCAACGTGATACGCAACGCTTAGTCCGCTTAGGTAGCTTGATTGCGTAGTCGGCTTCGATTGCTTTTCTGCTTCCGCTTTAGCAGCGTCATAGGCTTCGATTGCTTTTTCTCGCAACGCTTCCAGTGGTGTCGTCACTTTACTTTTCCCGTCTGTCTCCAATAGTCCTTGACTCGAACCCCGAGCCTGCGAGCAATAAGCCGGTCGCAATCCAGTGAGGCGTCGGTTTTATTGATCCCGAGTTCCGCCCACTGTTTGCGCCAACTTGCAAATATCGCACCCTGATCGTGCGTCGTGCCGCCGTAGTGATTCCGGTTGATTTCAACTATTGGCATCGAGATCCCTCCCAACCTGCGGTCGGTCGTCGAACGGGTGCTGGTTCATAATGGCGTCGAGGACGCTGCCGTCGACGACGTAGGTCTGACCGGCTTTGAGCGGGCGGACGAACCGGGCGACGCCGTCGGCGTCGACCTCGGCGTCCATGCTGCGTCGGATCTCCGCCCCAGTAAACGTGTGCTGATTGCGCAGGATCTTCGAGCCTGCGAAATACTTGTGGGAGTCCTCTGAGACCCCACAGATCCCGTCGGCGTATTCGTAGGCGCAGACTAGCTGTGGTTTACTCATTCTTCAAACTCCTCGCATGGGCAAGCCTTGCCTGCTGATGTTTTTAGCGGGACGACGTAAGACGGTTGACCCGCCCTGCCGACGTTCTTGGCGTGGTCGATCCTGCACCCGGGATAGCTCGACGGTTGGTTGTATCGGTTCTGCCAATCCTCTCGCCATACAGGGAATACATGGTGTTGTCGTTGGTGCCCACACTCGACGCATTTACCGGACATCGAATATGGCATTAGTCGAAGTCCCAATCTATGACCGGGATGTCGCCGTCGAAACCGAAAGTTCCAACCTTTTTGCATTTCTTATATGAGCATTCGATCGGCACGTCCTGCGTCGAGGATGTGAGAGTGATGCGGTCTAGCGTCTCCCATTCCTCATGCTCGCAATCGTTGAAATCGGATGGCTCGGCGGAGTCATAGCGTGACTGCGCTCGGTCGAATGGGGTTTCGGCTAGGACGCCGTTACGCTTGGCGGCTCGCTTGGCGGCAATCTTGCCGTTAGCTTCCCGGGTCTCGGGGTGGACTACGCTTGCCCATGCATACGGCTGGCAAGGCTTGCAGGCATACTCGCCGTTGTAGGTGACGGATCCCTTGACTACGTCGCCGTAATCGCAGAATGCGCATGGGACTAATCCAGTCCCGTTACCGACTAATCCTGAGTACCGTCGGCGATCCTCGTCGCTGAACTTCATGGCGTCGGCGATTCGATCGAGTGCGACCGGGTCGCTGATGCGCCCGGAGAGGACGGCGGCTTGGGTTAGCCTGCCGCATGTGCCCCGGATCGCCGTGCAGCCTGTGCAGAACTCTCCGTGGACAGCGATGAGGGTTGAGCCGTCGGCATCGAATACCTCTCGCTCGTCGTGTTCGTTGTATCGTGAAATCATTTTTCGTTACCTCGAAATTTGAATTAGGGTGAATTACGCTCGGGCGTTGCGGCGTTCCATGTGCTTCGCCGCTTGATTGATAAGTGAGGTCTCGGTGTCCTCGAAGATGTTAGACGCCGTGACAATGTTGCTCGGGCGACCGACCGACATTAGAGTCCCGTTGCGGAACGTGGAGATCTTGTAAGTGACCTGCCCGTTTTCCTCGACTGCGATGATGTCGACATACTGAACCTCGTCGTCGTGCGTTCGGTACTGCGGAGAGGTTTCGAGAGTGATGATCTTGATGGACATTTTGTGCGTTTCCTTTACTGATTACCGTGTGCCGCCCTTGCGACATAAACAACTCTATGGCATAGGAAATTGTTTGTCAACTTTTTGACAACTCAATTTATGAACCTAACTGCACCGCCGTTTGTGAAGATGCTCCACCTAGGACTAGGGTCTCTTTGGCTCTCGTCATGCCGACGTAGAACTGGCGGAGCGTCGCCGCCTTGCCTCGGGGCGTGTGGATCGACTGATAGCCCACACGGGACATATCCGGGAACAGGTAGACAACATCCGCCTCGCCGCCCTTGACGCTGTGTATCGTGCCGACAGAGATCTTGGGAGTCTCCACGATCGCCTCGGCTCCGAACTTGCTGAGAACTTTCACAGCATAGTCGACGTTCGCCGACGCCTTGATGTGCTTTTGAAACCAGCTTGGATCGCCAGACTCGATGTTATAAGCCTCGTATGGATCGGCAGATTCGAGGAACAACTCGTCGAGCATCGCCGGGGTGAATCCCTGCCTCGGATCCATACCCTCTAACACCTGACGTTTGCCTCGCTTTAGCACCCGGGCGAGGGCGGTCGTCCATAGCTGCACCTCGTCGACGCTCCACGGGACTGCGTATGGCTCGGTCTCTAGCAAGGGTGAGATATACGCCTTGAACTTCTCTAGCGTCGACGTGCCTCGGGTTTGGGGGTCTAGCGGATTCCAGTCCGATCGTGCCCGGTACGGGTTATGGAACGGGATCCCCTGCCCTCGCAATTCGTTGACGAGTGGGGACAGCATATAAGCGCAGGTGGTGAGGAACAGAACAGACTTTCCCGCCTCGGTGTACTGCTCGGCGTCTCTGATGATCCCAGCGGGATCCCGCAGGCTTATGAGAGTCTTGCGAACCTCGCCCGGGTCGTCGGTCGGCAGGTACTTCACCGGATCCCTGCCAGCCGTGCGCTCGATCCATTCGGTCGCTTTTGCGTGCACCGCCTTTGGCACCCGGTAAGACTGCGACAGCACCAACCTTTGATCGTCGGGCAACGGGGGGTCGAAAAATGCCTCCGGGTCTGAGCCTCGCCATTCATACAAATTCTGGTCGGGATCTCCCACAATTACCAAACGCTCTGCGCCCCGATCCTCCGCACCCCATTTCCTGACTAGATCTAATTCGAGCCTGTCGTGATCCTGCGCCTCGTCGACAAATATCACCTTCGGTCGCCCCGGAGCTTGGTGGATCGACGACGCTGCGATATCTATGAGATCCGTGAAATCGAATAGCCCTGTCGTTTTCTTCCACGACTCCCATGCCGCACCGAACCTGCGGACGGCTCCGGGCAGTTCATCGATCGGAGACTTACGTGCCCGGGCTATGTTGTACTGTGAGAAATGCTTATCCCCGGGCGATTTCATAGGGGCGAACCCATCGACAGCCGAATCCAAGCTTGCCGCCCCGCCGGGGACTGACAGCCGGTAGCTTGGAAAGTCCTTGTTCCACGCCTCGATACCCTCTCGGTTCTCGGCTAGCTTAGGAAATCCCAACGCTCGGTAAGCATGAGCGTGCAGCGTCCCGATCCGCATAGGGTTGATTGGGATGCCCCGCCCGGCAACTTCCGCCGCTGCCGTCTTAGTGAGAGACGCCACCATGACATTGTCGCCGCCGTACTTTTCCACAGCCTTTGTGACCTCCCTCGATAGGAATGTCGTCTTGCCACAGCCGGGTGGTCCGATAACTCTAAATTCTGTCTGCATAAAAATCCTCTCCCGTAAGACACACGGGGTCATTACCTCGACTCTATGAGGGCTTCGGTCGAATGCTCTTTTCACCGAAAACCTCGAAAATATTTGTGCCCCTCAAAAACGACTACATCGGTTTGGCAGGGGCACATTCGACATTTGAGATTGTACGCCTTTGCAAAAAGTTTGCAAAAAGTCGATTTGTGCCCCTGTGCCCCTCATTTTGAAAAATTCCCTGCCTCGCGGGTGCGCACGCATAGGGGGATTTTTAACGACTACATTCATGACCGGACTCCGACAGGCTTACCCCATAACGACCGCTTGAATGTGTCGTCGCCGTTGCGTATTGAAGCCTTCTCTGGCTTCCACCCTAGCTCCCGCAGGATCCCTGCAAGCTTTGACTGATTCGGGCGCACCGCATAGTTAGCCCATATAAACGTCGACAACCCCTGAGACCCGACCATTGTGAAAAACAACTTGTCGTCTCGGATAAACGGTTCTCGTTCCTGCGCCCGTGTCTGCCAGTCGTCGCTCAGGTCGCCTCCGAAAGCCTCGAAATAGTTTTCGAGGTAACTCTCTACCTGCGTCGTAGCCTCGCCCTCTGCGCCGACTTCCAGAATCGTTACACAATTCGCAAACATCTGAGCGATTTTGTCCCACTCGGGAGCCTTCCGCCGGGGCACTACGACCCCGGCGAGGTCGAACATGATCTTGCGGAACTTGGATTGCTCTAGGATCCCGCCGCCGTCGCCTAACTCCATCTTCCGACCTTTCCAGTACATCCGATAGACGACTGGATCACCGTCGGTTTTCGTAAGCCTTGTGATAGGGGGATCCACACCGATTAGCTCTGAAACTTTTTCAAGCCTTGCCTCGGGCGTCGCTGAATCCGGATCGATTCCAAGAGCCTCGTCCGCCTCCCGTATGTGGAGCGGCTGGTTCGAGTTCTCGGTGGCTTTCCTTATGGTCAAATCGTAATAGCCCGGGTGTTTTAGATCGGCTTTCCTGTGGATCCGTCCCGCTAGTAATAGCTGCCCGAGTTCTAGGTCGTTCCAGCCTGCCATGCTGGCTCGAGTGGCGATCGACAAGTCCCGGCTCGAATCGCTCTGATCTTTTAGCCATGGGGCAGGCTCCCCCAACCAACAATCCCGAGCCTGCGGGTCTATGCTCCAAAGGATGGTCATTTTCGCCCCGGGAGGGTCGCCCTTGGGGAGATCTGCCGAGACCTGCTTGGGCTTTTTCGTAGCGGGCTTTAGTCCATCTGCAGCGAGGTCGATCCCCGCCTGTTTGATAAACGTTTCGTGATCTTTCCAGCGTGGTCCATTATCGATAAGTAACCGCACCGGCTTTGGTAGTTTCGGATCCTTGACATTCTCGGATCCCGGCAGGCGTAACACCCGTGACAGATCCGACACCGAATCAACCGAGTATTCCCCGCCTGCTTTGATAAGGATCTCGCCCCATGCTTTCGACACTAGGGCTGCATAATCGTGATCGGCTTCATCCTCGAAAATCCACGGATTGTCCCACAGCCACCATGCTTGAAGCCCGTTCCCGGAATGGATTACGAGAGTCGGACGGACAGCGAGTTCATCGAGCAATCGGAGCGCAGCGTCCTGATCGGGCGGGTACGTCTTGCCCTTGTGCCCTGCGTCCCCATAGTCGATGTCTGCCCATAGTCCGGGGATCCCGGAGATATTCTTTGCAGGCGCACGGCGGGTGGCACCGTAATCTTTAGGGGATAATCCACACCCGATGTAGATATTCTTCTGCCCCATGTATTCAAGTGATTCGTCCGCCTCTTTGAGGTCGGTAAACCAATACGAGGTTTTGCCCGGGATAGTCCAGAGAAGTAAGTGGTGGTTTGACGGGATCCCGTCGGGATATAAGTGATCTAAAAAACGGCGAGTTTGTGCTGGCAATATATAAAATCCTGCCCGCCCGGGGGCTACCCGGGCGGGAGTCGTTGAGGTCGTTTAGTCCGCTGAGAGGTCGGCTAAATCTTCCTCGTTGACCGCATCGTTGCCCTCACTGTTTACCCTCGCCGGGGGGTTGACGGTGCTGGCTTCGAGCGCAGGGAGTAGGTCGTTTCGGTAACGCTCTACAAGTGCTAGATCATTCCCGGTGAGGCGTGTGCCCGCAGAGAAGTGCAATGTGGCGTACTTGATCGCCCCGCTGCCCTGTTTGTCTAGCGAGATCTTCGTCGTGATGCCCCAGTATGGCACCATTTCCGACGCAAGACCGAACAGGTACTTTTTGCTTGGAGCGATTGATGTCGGTGCGCCTCGCAGGACGATCGGCATGATGCTCCCGGAGCGCAGGAAGAAGAACAGGCGTTGAGCCTTGCAGGCTTGCCCGTTGCCGCCCTTTTGTGATCCCCATGCGGCTAGCGGACACGTCCGACAATCGCCGCCCGGGCTGCCCATTCCCTCGACTGCGTTCGCTGAGAAACAATCGGGTGAGCGATCGTCCCCCTCGTCGAGATCGTCGAGGTCTCTCATCCAATAGGAACGGCGGTCGTTCCAGTAGATGAGGACGCCCTCGATTTCCTTTTCTGATTCGTCGTCGCCGATCGGGTTGTCGATTTCGAATGAGGTAGCACCCCCGGATGGGATTGTTACCTGCGTGAGATCCGACAGGGTGATCGCTCCGCCGGTGTTCGCTTCCACGATCTCCCGGACGTTTGCGTCGCCTAGGGTGGCGATTCGGAAATCGCTCAGAGCGTCGAGTGTTGCGACCTCTGTGGTTTTTGCTTTTGCCATTGTTACTTTGTTACTCCGACCCGGAATGACGGGTCTGTGTTGAGGACTGCTTTTAGTTCCTCGGGGATGGGTTCCTCGGCTTCGTACTGTTCCCGGAGCCAAGAATTGATTGATTGCAGGGTGATCGACTCTCTGTGGAAATCTTCGAGATCCAGAGCGTCGAGGACGGCGACGACTTCCTCAGTCGAGACGCCCTCTTTTTTGGATGAAAACACGTTCCTGCGAAATCCGATGGTGCGGTTTCCGTGCTTCGTCTTGACCGTAACTCTCGGGACGCCTGCGTGAGACAGCATGGCGAGGATTCCCGCCTCATCGTCTCGTAGCTTTGCGTCGTCTCGCTTGGCTTGTGCCACACGGTCGGCGAGATCTTGCTTTCGTTCGGCGAAATCTATGAGGATCGCCGGGTCGACGGTCGCCGCTGAGTCGGGCGTATCGTCGACGGACATTGATGTCTTTCGTTCCACTGTTACCTCGTTCCGTTATCCCGGAAATCCCGGGCTGTAAATCGTAACCGATTGTAAACTTATTGTCTACCCCCTGTCTCCATGCATTACCGCCTCAACTAGGTTGGCTCTGGCTTCTAGGGCGTTGTAGACCTGCTGGTCTACCGTGCCCCGCATTATTAGGTGAACGTATGTGACCGGGCGATCCTGCCCCGGGCGGTGCACCCGGGCGAGACTTTGCAGGTACTCCCCCATATTGAAACCGATCGAGTAGTAAACGCAGTACCTCGCCCGGGTGAGGTCGATCCCGACGCCCCCGGCTTGGATCTGCACGGCGAGGATGTCGCCCTCACCGGCTTGAAATTCAAAATTCTGTTTTACCCTGCCTGATAATTCCAGAACCGTTTTGCCGAGCTTTTTACCAGCCTCTTTGACGGCTTCGATGTCCTTGGTAAATTGGCAGAATACGACCGCAGGCTCATCCCCGAAATCTTCGAGAGTATCCAGCAGTAATTTCTGCTTGGCGGTGTCGACCTGTACCGGCTCCGTTTCACTGTCGTCGGTGTGCAGGTATCCGCCTGTTAGCTGTCGCAGGCGTAGCAGCTTCACAAGGGCGTTACCGGCGGTAACTGTGCCCTCGTCGACCTCAGTGTAAAACTGTGACAATAGATCCCTGTAAGCCTTGCGGGCTTTGGGGTTCTGCCAGTCGCACTCTCGGTAGACGTGAGTCGCCTCGGGGAGGTCGAGAACATCCGCCCCAACCTCGTAAGTCATGAATTGAATTTTGTCCCTGAGTTCTTGCTCGTTCTGGTACCCGACTACCTCGTACCGCATATAGCCGCCCATGACTGCATAGCGAGCCTTGAACCGTGCGTTTGACGTTCCGAACACGCCCGGGTTGAGTGCCCGGAATTGTCCATAAACGTCGAGTGGCGACCGTGGCATCATCGTCCCTGTTAGTCCGAGACGCTTGGCGCTTGCTGCCCCTAGCTGCTGGCAGTACCGGGACGCCCGTCCGCCTGCACTCTTGATCTTGTGGATCTCGTCGAACACCGTCATATCTGGGCGGAGATCTTTTAGCACTTTCGCCATTGGCTCCCGCCATGCCGCCTCGTAGTTGAGAATCAGGACGGTCGTAGATCCTGCGGGTGCTGCGGCGACCGCCTTGCTTACCTGCTCCGCCCGCTTGGCTACGGATCCTTTGAGCACCGGGACATTCCAGCCGACCTTGCGTGATCCGTGCTTTTCGATTTCCCGCTGCCACACGCCGACGACCGAAGTCGGACAGAGTACGACGGCGACCTTCACCGACGGGTCGTTCTGAATGAGATCGATCACGACTTTCGTCTTGCCCGTCCCCATCTCCATATTGAGCATTGCCGAGTCGACACCGGCGGCGAAATTGTACGCCTCTAATTGGTGTCTCCATGCGTCGTAGACACGCCGGGCGGGCTGGTCGAGTGTCCCGGACGCTTTTACTTCTACGGCGGCTGTGGCTTGCTTTTTCGCCGCCCGGATGAGATCCGCCATAGCGGAGTCGCCGAGCAGCGTGTACCCACGCTCTTTGACTGCAAGCCGCAGGGACATTGCGTTTGCGATTGTGGCAGGGATTTTCCAAGCCTTGCCAGCCCCGTCCCACTTTGCTCCTGCGACCTGTTTGAGGAACTTGCCTTCTGGGTACCGGGCGGTCGCTCGGATCTCTCCTGATTGGGCTTTCGCTGTTACCTCGATTGACATTTTCTACCTATCCAACTGGCGTTGTGTGACGCCCGCTTTTTCTGCGATCTCGTCGAGAGATCTTTGGTGTTTCGCACTAGGAGCCTTGAACTTCGATTCCCAATTAGAAATTGTGACCCGGGAGACTCCCGCCGCCTCGCTAAAAGTAGCCTGCGAGTGGCGGGTAATGGCTCGCAGGTTCTTGATTCGTTTCGCCGTCCATATAATCGGCATGGTGCTCCTAGACTGCCCACCCTGCCTGCAAGGCAAGCTGTGTGGCGTGGTTGATAGCATCCGCAAGCATCTGCATGGCGATAAGCGTCGACTCCGTGTTGGGGTTGACGATCTGCATAACGACCTTAGCCCCGTCCAGAGCGTCTTGCTTCTGGACGATAACCTCGAAGTCATGCCCTACAACGGTGACGTGGAATTCGTCGCCGAAGTAGTCCGAGATCTTGGCAACATTTACGCTGTTCGTAAAAATTGCCTCTCGGTCGTCCGGGTTAGTGATTGCAGTTGTTGGGATGAATTTTGACATTGTTTTTACCTCGTAAACTTGTGCCGGAAATTCCCGACTCCCTGAGTATATGGGACGTTTCACTCTTTGTCAACTTTTAGTCAACTATTGAATCCAATGCCGTCGACCGACTCGGATCCAAGCATGAGACATTCGGCGCAATCGTTGTGGGCGCCCATTAGGTGATTCACTAGGCGGAACACTAGGTCGTGCTCCACACGCTCGCTGTGAGGCAACAGGGACAACCACCGGCGGATCCTGCGCCGGGCGGTTGACCTCGCCCGGGCTTGCTCAACGATGTAATCATCCTCTTGCTTGGCGGCGAGTTCTTTCGACTCTTGGCGAATCATCGCTTGCCGATCGTCGATGCTATCCCTCATCTTGGAGTCTCCACGCCCGGGGGATAAAGATTACGTCGCCCATAACTTCGTGACCTAGGATCGCCGACGCTCGGAGATTGGCGACCGGGTCGCCCTTGATACGGGCTTCCTCGTCGCCGTAAACGTCCCAGTAGTTTTCCTCGTCGTCGGCTTCGAGTGGCTCGCTCGCCCGGTAGAAGTGCATGAAGTGCAGGACTTCAATGTAGCCGCCGACAAGTGCCTGCTTGTACCCGAGTGACGTGCCCGGGTGTCGGTGCTTGATTTCATCTTCCTCAGTGAACTCGATGAACTGCCCTAGCGGGTGTTCCTCGGTCGCAGCGGTAACGTGGAATCCACGTTCGAACTGCCTGAGATTTGGGAGCCGTTTCATTGTCATTTTTGACACCTCGATTGCTAGCAGAGAATGAGATCCCTGCGCAGGATGCCCGACTGTGGTAATCCCGAAACGCTTGGGACAGTCGGACAGCCTGCGCAGAGACCGAACCGGGTGAATGCCCGGCTCGGACTGTGCGGCTCGCCTACTTCGATACTGGCGCAGCCTTGGGCATTGTTGCCGGGATAACGTCGACGATGTAATCGACATCGGTGCGCTTGGTGAGACCGTAGTTCCTGAGGATCTTGGCTTCGGCTCGGGCTTCATCCTTGGCGGTGCAGTATGCAGCGATAACGGCTGGTGCGTATACGATGCCCGGAGTCTGTGATGCGTAGTCGTTCGAGATCTTGATTGTGACCTTGAAAACTTGCTCGACCGGGGCAGCTTTTTTCGCTACGGGCTTGACGGTCTTAGGGGTGGCGGTCTTAGCTGTATTCTTTTTAGTTGTGGCTTTAGCCATTTTTTCGCAAACCTTTACTGAGTATCGTTGTGCCCAATCTTTTTTGGACAATCGTGAGGAGTTTCTGCAACCTGCATTTCCCCATGGTGAATGCGGAACTTGTGGAGCATTTTCATGCTCTAAGGCTGTGAGGATTTCCTTGAATCCCCTGCCGTGTACCCGTCCGCCTTGGTCGAGTCGTTTTAGTTCGTCGTAGTTACCTGTGGTGCGTACTGCCCTCCTGAGTCCGTGGTGAATGTGGTGTGCAAGTTCGTGCATAACGCTGCCGAAAATCTGCTTGGCAGGACGATCGTTGATGTAAAAGATCTTCATCTTCGCTGCCCATGGTTCGTAGTGGGCATATTTGCCCCGGGGCATTGTCGTTGAGGTCTCGATCGCTACGTTAGGCTGACCGAACTTGGCGCACTCTCGCTTGACGAAAAGTTCCGCCTCTAGCCAGAACTCTAAGTCCTGACCTGCGTGCTTGATAATTCCGTTTGCGTTGAGTACTTCGTTCTGTCGTTCGGTGAGCATTGTGCGTTCCTTTTTTGTGTCGTCCCCGGCGTTACCTCGCCGTTGATATATCTACTCTATGGGACTTTCCAGCCGTTGTCAACTATTTGTCAACTATTTATAAAGCAATCTCTTGAAGATCCGAGTCGACCGGGCGGGCGACGGCTGGCGATCCGGGAGCGAATACCTGCAACGCCTGCCGTGGCGGCTCTGCTACCACACCGGCGATCTGCCGGGCGTATTTCCTGAGCATCTTCCGGGCGGCTCCGACCTGCTTGGCGGACAGTCGCCCGGCGATCGCCTGTTCAGCGAGTGAGGATCCGAACCCGGCGTCGAAAGCGTTGAAGCCTGCGCCGTTCTGGACTACGGTTGCCCGGGCAAGTCGCTCGCCGGGTTCCTGCGCTGCGTACAACGTAGTGAGACACCCTGCGACGACCTCGGGATCCTGCATCGCCTGTATGAGTTGCGTGTGATCCATCTATTTAGTCTCCCGGATTGTTTCGAGGCATTTTGAGCAGTCGACAAATTTCGGGTTGTGGGATTTCCACACCGTCTTTTTTGTCCAAAATTTTTCACCGCAGGCGAGGTGGACGATGTTGATGATTAGGTGCGTTTTCATTACTTGGTCTCCCGGATTGTGATAGCAATTCCTGCCATGTTGTCGAGATCTTCGCCGTCCATCAGGTTGAGCACTTGGTGGGGGTGAATCGTAAATCCGAACACCTTGTCGCAGATAGCGACGACGGCGTCGTGAGCCTCGGCAATATCTCGGGCGACGAGAGTCATGCGGGCGTTCTCTGAAACGATCGCCTCGAATGGCGTTACGTCGAAAAATTTGATTTCGTACATTACTTGGACTTCCAGACTAGCCCTGCGGCAGCGAGTTCTTCGACGGTGATATTGATCGCCATTTTTTCGTCGAAATTTTTGTAGATGAGAACGTTGAGGGAGTCGACTTCGTGGTCGCTCGGGTAATCGTGCCGGGTCAGCCGTGTGTACTTGGGTGTTTTCCAAAGACCGAGCTTGTTTCGTAGCGACCGGCGGAATGTGGTGTACTGCATTACTCTGTTACCTCGTATGTGAATGTGTAGTTGGGGTCGGCGTCGGTGTCGCCGATGATAGTGACTGCGCCTGCGCCGAGGCTGTCGACAATCATTACCCTGTTGGCGCAGAAGAACTCCGCTGCCTGATACGTTGCCGTGTATTGGATCGGCGACTGTATCCGAAGGATGAAGGATCCTTCTCTGTAGATCTCGATGGTGTGCATTTTTTTCCTCGTAACCTTGTGCCGCTAACTGCGACGTAAACAAGACTATGACAGGAATCAGGCTTTGTCAACTCTTTGTCAACTATGGATAACCCCAACCTAGGGCAAATGCCACAAACAGGACTGAGCCATACACCGCAAGCAGGAGTCCGATGTCCCACCATTTCCACAGGCTTCTTAGGAAGCGCATGTGGATCCGCCGACGATCGTCAGCAGAGCGATCACAGGGACGATCACGGATAAGCGGACAGCGACAGCCCTGCGGAGGCTCTCCGCCCACCACGCAAGCCGGTAGAACAGGAATGCGATCAAAGGAACCTCGCTCAATACTCGCTGCGCTTCGTCGGTGCGTTTGAATAGCTGCCACTCGGTGTAAATCATCGAGACCGAAACGCCCAAATTTCTCACAGCCGTTTGCCGCTGTATGCCACATGCTCGATCCATCGATCGACGGCGTAATACGCCGCAATAATGGCGACCGGGATCGCTAAAAATTTCTTCATCAATACCACCAAGGGAGACCGATCGAGACCCCGCATCGCTCGATACGTTTCACGCCTGCCCACGGTCGGGTTATGAGCCACCTTATCAGCCGCCAAAGCGACTTCACAAACATATAGTTTCCTAGCTCGGGGTGGGCGATCCAAGCGACCATCAGCCCGACCTCGTACAAGAGGACGATCGGCACGGCGATCATAGTGGTGTTGACCCAGTCGACGCTCGGCGTTAGAACGATCGAAAGAATGTAGGCGGCGGCTGGCACGAACTTCCGAACCGACTTGAATTGCTGGTACGAAATAAGCCTGCCCCGGGCGAGCAGGAACATGAATGTGGGAAGTTCGAAAATTGCCCCGACCCAAAGCATGAGGGACGTAAATAAATCAAGGTATTCGGAGACCTCGATCAGGGGGACGGCGACGCCCTCGCCAAAGTTCAGCAGGAACCGCAATCCTGCCGGGAGCATGACGTAATAAACGAACGCCACACCGACGGCAAACGATGCGGATGTGACGAGGATAAAAATTGTGAAGAACCGCCACCAGCGTATCGGGAGCCACGGTTTTATGAGGCTCAGTACCGAATACCAAAACACCGGAAACGCCGTAACGATTCCGACTTTGAGAGAGATAGCGATTGTGGCGCCCATCATCCCGATCGGGGAGGAGAACACCGGGCGACCGTCGAAGGGTGACAGCATATCGCCCGCCGGGGCGAGCAACCACAGGAACACCGCCGACCGATAGAACCAACTCGCTCCCGCCCCGATCCCGTAAGCAAATAAGGTGAGTTTCGCCCGGCGTTTTAGTTTTCCGCCGAGCGTCTCAGGTTCTTTGAATTTTCGTACATAGTACGTCGGGTTGTGAAACCCGATCACTATTCAGCAGTCGACGGGCGATCTTTGCGACCCTGCATAACCGTGCCGATCTTTTTCCATCCCCACAGGGAGGCGAAAGTGATTATCACGATTCCTGCGCCGATTGTGTATTCGTTTATCATTCGATTTCCGTTCCCTTTTTGATAATCGCTTTCACGATTTTGTTGTCTGAGATCCCATCGGCTTTCGCCTTCATATTCCGGGCAGTCTTGCCCGCTTTCGTCATACCTAGCTTGGCGGTCAAAGCCCCAAACGTGCCAGTAAATACTACGCCCTTCGCCGCCTCGGGTGCGTCGTGGATCATAGCGTCAGCAAAGAACTCGAAAACCCGTGTCACCACGAACGACCCTGCAAGGGCGACGAGTGCAGGACCAACGAGGAAGCTAATCACTTTCGTTTCCGGTCGTCGATTTCGTCGAGCAGCTTCCCGAGACCGCTGAACGCCTTGCGTGTGATGTCGCCGAGACCCTCGACGATCGGGTCAACAAACGCCGCTAGCCCTGCGGAGCGTAGCCGCTCGCCCGTCTCCGACATTGCCTCTTTGACGTCGTCGAGCGTGACCGGGTCTTTGGGCGGGTCGACCTGCCCGGGATCCTCGGGCGGAGTGCTGCCCTCAGGCTGGATAATGCTGTCAGGCATTCCTTCGTCGAGTCCGTCTTTTTTTGGAGTTTCGTCGGTTGTCATTATTCCGCTTTCAGATAGTCTCGTAGGTGAGATTCGTTGGCGTTCCAGATAAGCATCCCGACAGTCGGGTGCGACAGTGGATTATCCTCGTCAATGCCGATCGCTGCCCGGCTCGCCGGTGGCATTTTGCGATCGAGGATCCCGACCTTGCCTTGACCGTCTCCAACCATCCATTCGTAGTCGCCCTCGTCGAGGATGATAAAGTCGTCCTCGGTCGCCCTGCAAGCGTTGACGGCTTTCATCACACGGGCGAATGCCTTACTGTCGCCGTTCCAGAATGCCCACTTGATGTCGACGTAGGCGACGAGCATGGATTGCAAGAGGTCGCAGGTGTCTCCGTCGACCGGGATCATCTGCCCGGCGTCGTCAAGCAGTCTGTTACCAGCATCGTCCTTTGAGGCGAACCGATACGGCTCACCGAGTGCGTTGGTTAGCCCGACTGAAATGTTCTTTATCGTTCGCATGTTTTGACCCCCGTCAAATTCTAGTATTGTCAACTTCAAACCTCTTTATATCACGAATCAAGCCAGCCCACACGCTAGGGCTTCGGATGAGCGTTCTTCACAGCTTCGATTGCAGCCGTGAACTCGCCCTCAATGCCAGCAGCTTTCAAGTCCCGGTAGAGCATATCGAGTTGATCGCCCTTGTAGGGGTATGCAGCCTTGCGCTGCTCCCTGTAATCAGGGGTGACTACTTGCTGTTCAGGATTGTCGATGATCGCCTGAAACTGGGATTGGGTTATCTTTCCGTCTGGAATCGTAATCGTGTACGTGCCGTCAAACACTCCGTCGGGTTTATTAGCGACGGTAGTTATAGAGAACCCCCCGTCCACTTGCCCTGTTGCTACGCCGAGAGCGTAGCCGGGCTTTCTATCTTTTTCTTCTTGGGTGACTATTATTTGCATTATGGCTTTTCCTCGTACCTCATCCACGATTCTTCGTGCAGGGTCGTGTCATTCGCCCCTGCGGAATTTTGCGCCCACTGGAAGTTCATAGTTCCTGTTCCTGTGCAGAACAAGCTAACTGTCAAGAACAGGTAACGGCGAACGCCAACCCCTCCCGTGTGGATGGTTCCACTATTTGTAAATTCGACATTATTAAACCCGTTACTGTTTACGTAATAACCCTTCAAACTACCAGTGAAAGTGAAAGCAAATTTCACATCTCGCGAACTATGTGAATCTACTACGAGCAGAGCGGTAACAGCGTATGTCTTTCCAGCGGTTACTTCAAAACTGAAATCATCATCGTTTTGGAGGGTTGAACTGTTGTTCACAACCTCGTCAGATGCTTTACCGAGAAGGGTCGCCCCGGCAGATATAGCCGCCCAATCAGGAGCAACGCCAGCACCACCGGACGTAAGCACTTCACCGGCTGTACCAGCGTCGGTCGCCCGGATTACGCCAGTACCAGAACCGATCAGCACTCCATCGTCGGTCAGGGTCGAAACACCTGTTCCGCCCTGCGCCACTGTGATATCCGTTCCACTGGCGAATGCAGCGAGAACCGCCGAATAAGCCTGAACGTCTGTGCCGATAGCAAGTCCGAGCGTCGTCCGCTGCGCCGACGTGCTAGCGTCGTCGAGTAACGCCCGTCCTGACGCCGTCAGAGTCGCAACAGCGTACACGTCGGACGCTGTCGTGTAGATCATTCGATCGGCGGCGGTCGTTAGCCCTGCGATCGATGTCAGCCCGGCGTCGTATGCCTGCAAAGCCACGCCTATGTCGGCGTCGATTACAGCTGTGACCTCGGCGTCGATTACGTGCTGATCGTCGGCGAGTAATCCGCTGAGACCGGTCACTGATATTTCGTCGCCACCGCCATTCTCATGCGACGATGCGTGAACGCCCGGGGCGGCTGGACTAGCCCAAGACGGGATCCCGCCAGCAAGCGTTAGAACGTGACCGTTAGTGCCCGCTGCGAGGTTGGCGACGTTATCGGATCCTACGCCGTAAATAATGTCACCGGCTGCGATCGTTAGGGCTGCAAAATCTGTGAGCAAAGCGTCATACGCCTGCACGGATCCGCCGATGTCGGCGTCTACAAGCATCGTGGCATCGTATGCCATGACGTCCGAGCCGATCGCAACACCCAAAGCCGTTCGTGCTGCGCTCGCCGTTGAGGATCCCGTGCCACCGTTAGAGACCGAGAGATCCGTGCCGCTCCATTGAGAGTTGTTGACGGTTGCCAGAGTCGCAAGTGCACCGAGTCCCAACGTCGTTCGCTGCGCTGATGCGCTGGCGTCGTCGATCAATGCCCGCCCTGCGGCGGTGAGAGTTGCCACGGCGTAGGTGTCCGACGCTGTTGTATAAATCATTCGATCGGCGAGAGTTGTCAGCCCTGCGATCGACAGAAGTCCAGCGTCGTAGGCTTGAACGGATCCGCCAATATCGGAATCGACGACGACCGGAGATCCGCCGACGGTCGCACCTGATGCGAGCGTCAGGGTTGCCTCGCCCTCAACGGCTGCGATCGCCTCGGCGTCTGTGTAAGTTGCCGCAACGTCGCCGACGTAAAGTGGCGTGCCGTCAGAGACCGCCGTTGATAACTGCGCCTTAGTAAACGACCCGAGAACCGCTGCGTTGCCAGACGACGTGACATGCCCGGTGAGATTTGCGTTCGTCGTTACGTTCCCGGCGGTTAGCCCGGCGGCTGTGCCTGTGATATTAGTGCCGACGAGTGCGGAGGGAGTACCGAGCGCAGGCGTTGAGAGTCCTGCCGCCTCAACCGCTGCGACAGCCTCGCTGTCGAGGTACTTGGCATGATCTCGGGCTGCGATATCAACACCGTCAACGAGTCCATCTTTCAACAGGACAGAGTCGACCGTGACTCCGGATCCCACAGTAGTTTCGTTGATTGTGTTTGTGCTGAGTGCTTTGAGCGTTGCAATCGAAACGTCGCCCGCTAGAGCCAGAGTGGCTTCGCCCTCAACCGCTGCGATCGCCTCAGCGTCCGTGTAGATCGTTATGTCCCCGTCATACAGGATGTTGCCGTCAGAGACCGCTGCGTCCAACTCAGCCATTGTGAACGAGCCTAGAACGGCGGCGTTACCTGACGACGTGACATGCCCGGTCAGGTTCGCATTCGTCGTCACCGCTGCCGCCAGAGTTGCGTTCCCTGCCGTTAGCCCTGCCGCCGTGCCTGTTAGGTTCGTCGCAACACCTGAGGACGGCGTGCCGAGTGCTCCACCGTTGACGAGGTAAGTTTGAAGATCCGAGATCTGAGACTCGGTGATCGAGAGACCTGCCGCCTGCACGACAGCGCCACCGATTACGAGCTTCGTTCCGTCCCAGTAAATCGAGGCATCTGCGCCGTCGCCAAACGTGGCTTTTTCGTTGTCGCCGAAAAGCTGGTTACCGACAAGATTGAAGCCGGTGGATGTGATTTGCAGCCGGGTCGTGCCTGCGACCTGCAAATTTATGTTGCCGCCGCCCGGGTGGTCAATGAAAAGGTCTGTGCCGTCGGAGTAAATATCACCGTCTGCGCCTAAGGTTCCGAACCGGGCGTGCTGATTATCGTTCCAGACCCGCTCGGCGTTGTATGGACCAATAGCGTCTAGGCGCAGGTTGTTGTACTGCGTATGGGTCGCCAGATTCGTGCTGATTACAGCGGAGGATGCGTTTGCCATTAGACAACTTTCGACAGGGTGTAAGTCATGGAAATGAATTTGCCCGACTGCGTCAAATTCATCACGTAATTTTCAATCCAGTAGTCCCGGTTAGAGATCCCCATCTCGCTAACACTCACCCGGACTCGATCACTAACGTCACGATACATGATTTCCATCAGGTTGTATTTGTCGAGGTTGTTGATCGTAACGGTGAAGCGTTCCCGCTCGTCTTTCCTGACCGCCAGCCGTTTGTTTGCCCTGTCCTGAGCCATAGACCATGTGTCGATATATTTCGTCGTGTGGTCAATCCGCCTGCGCCCGAACGTTGCCTGAGAGGTCGCATCTGCCGACCGTGCTGCAGTTGGGTTCGATGCGCTCGTCACGTCCGCCACAAGCAGGGCGGATGTCAGGAAGTTCGAATCTTCATGTCCGTCGTGTGTCAGGTACTTGATTACTGCCGTCTCGCCCTCGTAGCCGTCAACGAGGTATGCCGCCGAAAGCATCGTGTCGAAAGTGAGGGGCGTGTCAGTAACGTCGAAATCGTCGTCCGCCCGAAGCCAGCCCGGGGATCCGTATACGCCTGCACTCTGGTAATCCTCTGGCCAGTCTGTAATGTTGCGTCGAGTGTCGTCGCCGTCAACGTCGGTTGTCCCGCAGTACCCAACCGCTGTATTACCCGAGGCGTCCCGGACAGTAATCAGCCGCCCGTCCTTGCCGAACGATCCTGCGCCGACGCTTGTGGATCCGGAGAACGGTGCGCCGTCGTCGTCGATCTGCAAAACGGTGTGAACCCCGCCGACGATCGTCTCGGTGAACGTAACCGTGCCGGTCTCGCTCGCAAGCGGCGTCAGCCAATCGACACCCGTGCCGTTAGCGTTCTCGTGGATCGTGTACCCGGATCCCGGAATAGGGTTCTTGATATTTCCCATTGTGTCGCCGTCGGAGAGGGCGGTTATTTCCAGCGTGAGCCACGACCCGGCGATCGTCGACGCCGGGGCGACTTGGAAATCAGGATTGTCGTCCTGTTCGAGGATCCACGCCGTTGCTGCCAGCGACAGCGACGCCCGGTTGAATCGGTAAAATATCTCGTTCTCGACTACGTCTTTCCCGTCGAGCCATTTCGGTCGTGGCTCCATCGAAATCGAGGGCGCAGACCCAGACACGTCGCCCCATGAAGCTGCATGGGTATCGTGTGGCGCAATGTCCCTGTGCCCTGTTTCCTCGTAGCGGAACGTGCCCCTGCCGTCGATCCAGATGAAACCAACGTCGTCGTCCTGTATTTGATACAACTCGCCGAGCGCACTTAGCCCCATAGCCTTTGCAAAGTCCGCCATAAGCGTTTCGCCGTCGTCTGCGATCGTTAGCAAATCCGTGACCGGCGTTAGACCGTTCAGCAAAGGGCGATCGCCGGGAACGTCGCCCGCCTCTAAAACGATATCAATAAGTTCTTTTGCCGTTTTGGTCGGCTCGGCTGTTTTGAAAACAGGGTGGCGGTTGAGTCGCTCGAAATCGTCCCACGACGCTATGTTCGCCTCTGCATCGATTCCGGGGTTAGGTTCGACCGTGTCGGCTCTCCCCGCAAACACAGTGTTCCAGCCGCCAAAATTGTGCCACTGAATCGACCGGGATCCTGCAACCCCACTGTTTGCACAGCCTGCAAACGTAGAGCCACCGATTCCATGCTTCGTCCCTGTGAGGTTTCCGTCCACGCCCGACTCTTCAAGAACAGCGTAATCGTTGACCCATGCAATCACTTCCTCGTCTTGGAACTGGACTTCAACTCTTGCAGCATCGCCCTTGTCCCACACCGTTCCGCCCGCCATGTTGTAGGTTACGTCGTTTTCGTAAGCGTCAAACACTCCGCCTGAGTACCCAGCGACCCCCACCCCCCACGTGTTTGCGTCAGCGAAATAAACATACACGTAGTCGTAATTGCTGGAGTCAGTCCACCGGAAAACAAATAACGGCTGGGTGTATGGATAACCTGTGCCGGTATCGAGAACTACGTCTGCACCGATTCTGGCGTTGGCTGTCTCGAAATCCAGAACGCACGCCGTGTGCGCACCTGTGGTTGCGTTACGTTCGATGTGGTTTGACTGGATCTCGTACTGAGTATCACCGCTCCACGCATCCCAGCCGCCCTCTGCGACTGTTTGCAGGTCGGCTTTTGGCAGCACTCGTCCGTTTAGAGCGGCGGAGTTCGAGCCTGCAAAAGCGTCATACGGGTATGCCATGCGCAGCCGAACGTCTGGACCCGGCAGTTGGAACGGGTACAGTGACGACCCTGTATTCGGCGGCGTGTATTTCCCGTCGTAGTTGTGCATGGACGTCAGGAGCGTAGCGGCGGGCGCACGGTTAGCCGACACATCCTTGCCCCGGGTGAGCGTAAACGCTTTGAGATCGCCCGCCACGTCCTCGGCGGATTCGAGAACTTTGTCCTCGTCGAAATCTATGTGGTATTCAATAAATGGACTAGGCATTATGAAGGGAACATTCTGGTGTCAACGATCGTGTTGATACCGCCTCGGTAGATGTTTCGGATTTGTAGCTCAACCTGACGCATTATGACGGACGCCCTCTGCGCCGAATCAATATCGCCGTTGATAGTTATTCCGACAGAGACCGGCTGATTCCCTGTGGCGAAAGACCCCATTCCTGCGGCTCCGACGCCGTAGACACCCTGATCGATTAGCTGCTGTTCGAGGGGGTCGTGAACCTGCCCGCTACTGCCGATCGGAGCGTCACCGCCCGGGTTGGTTATGTAGTCCCACGGGTTGTTTATCTCCTCGTCGTTGTGAACGGCGTCCCAATAATCGTCCCAAAGATTTATCGAATCCAGAATCGCCGATACTGGCGGAAGGATGTTCCGGAGCAAGCTTTCCTGCCCCTCGGATGTGGCGAGTTCCTCGTTCCAGTTCCGCAGGATCCTCGTAATATCATCCATCGGGGTCTTGGATTCCTCTGCCGTGCCTGCGAGAAGCGCCATAGCCTCCTCTAGGTTTCGGAAGTTGTATTTGTCACCGAGAAGATCCTGCAAAGGCTTTTGGTTTCCACGGATTGACTCGGCGACTGCGTCGCCTGCCTCGGCTGCGCCCGCCCCGGTCGTCGCCATAAGGTCGTAAACGAATTGCAGTTGATCGATCGATGGAGCAATACCGCCGGTGGCATTCGTGATCGCCACAGCCGTCTCCTCGACTTCGAGGTTAGTGGCTCCAACCGTCTTTCCGATGTCCTCGTAGAAGGGTTGGAGTTCGCTTAGGGCTTCCTTCGCTGCCTCGGGGAGAAGCTTTATTAGTGCCCGGGTCGCAGTCATTCGCTTGTGGCTCTCGACGGCTCCCTGCACGACCTGCTGGACACCGACACCGACACCGAACAGCGCCAAGCCTGCGCCGACGGCAGACATTGAGAGACCGCCCATCGACGAGTCGAGGCTTTCGACATCGCCGTCAAGGCTCTGAATATCCTCGCTAGCATCGTCCTCAAAGCGAGCCTTGAAAACAAGATCCTGCTCGTTGTTGCTGTTCGTCATGCTGCCTGCGCTGTCCTTACTTCTTCACGAATTTGCTTGTAGGTGTAGAGCGTCTCAACCCACACCTGCGACTTGCGCTCAATCTCCGTCATGCTGAACCCCGTCACTACGCCTGCATCGAGCAGGTTTACGTAACTGGCTATTTCCATAAACTCGGGCGGAAGATCTGCCCGAAAAATAAACGCCACCCGGAGACTTTTTTTGTTTCCTCCGACACTCCTCCCACACGATGCCGTTCCACCATATACGTGAGAACAGACCTCGCCCGCCAGTCTGCAATTCGGTCGATCGAGGAAGTCTTGATTGGCAGCTTGAAAGACCAAGATACGGTCGATCCTGCGAGCCTCAAAACTTGCGCCTCGTGCGCTGCGTCAATGTCCGGATTCGTGGCTTCCCAACCCGTCAGGATCTTTCGGATCTGCCGGGACGTGCCCCAATTTATTTCCTGCCTGAACTCCCACCATTGACCGTCGTCGAATTCTACTTTTACTAATGGAATTCCACCGTCGTCAATCCCCGTCTCGGTGATCTTCATATTCCCTCGCTTATGCGAATGTGCTTGCTACTGCCTGACCCTGCACTAGGAGTTCACAGCGGAACTTGACGAGGTCGCCAAGCGTTGCCGGGTACTCTAGTGATTTCATTTTCACGGTAGCCGTAAATTTTTCCATGCCCGACGTGTTGCCGATTGGACCATAGATAAGGACAGACTCTTGATCCGCACTTCGCACGGCTGCAAGCCCTGAGAGTACGACCTGCGAGCCTGTCGTGGCTGTGTTGTCGTACCAGCCTTCGATCGTCACCGTAACATTCTCTAGCCCGGCGACGTGCTTGCGCCCTGCGTCGCCCACAGCCGTTGCGTCGTAGTGTTCTACCTCGCCCGGCAATCCGGTGACAGAGGTTACTCCGGTCAAAACCTGAGAAGCCGATGCGGCGTTCTCGATTTCGACGTGAAGATCCTTACCCGGAAATCTTGTCTGTGCCATTTACCTACCCCATAAGTTCTGATGCGATGTCGACACCCGTCCGAGTAATAATCTCGGCTATCTGACCGCTGGTTTCTCGTTTCGTTTTTACATGGTACGGGTTCGCCTTCGTCCCCGGGTGTTCAACCTTCTTTGCGAAAATTGTCCGATTCCCGATTTTGAAAACTAAAACGCCACCCGAAGTTTTAGGTCGGATGGTGTGCGGCTTTGTACCTCCCCGCACGAACATTCCATAGAAGTCTCCGCTGGACGACCGTGCGCCCTGCCGAACTTCCAAAGACTGACTTTTGTTAGACCCCTTTAGCTGGAACCGGGACGAGTTTGCGAGTGTCCCGGTCGCCCGGGGAGTGTTTGCTTTTAGCGCAGGCGTGAACACGTCTCCGATGTCACGGAGCGCACGGTTAGCCCGCCCGGCGAGGATCGTGTCCGCCCGGCTCATTCCGCCGCCACCGCTGCGCTCTAACTCGTAATCAAATCCCATTAGATCCACGACCCCGATCCGTCCCACAGTGTTGCGCCGTCCCAGCGCATAATCGAACCGCCGTGGTACTCCGCCATATAAACCGTCGATATCTCGACTACCTCGAAATTGATAACCTGCCGCCAGTAGTTTCCCGTGCCGACTGTCCACTCGTCGGGTTCCCCAACAATGTCAATCCGACTATCTATGATTCCGTCGGTATCGTCAAGATCTGGATAGGCGTCGAAGTGTGCGGCGATCGTGTCGGCGAGGTCTGTCAATGCCGCCCGGGTCGCTAGCTGGTCGACAATGAACCGTTGGAAAATCTGGATCTCGACCGTGTAGTCGTCTCGCCTTTGATAGCTGTATTCGCCGTCAGAAACGTCTAGCTGCCCCGAGGATCCCGGCTTGCCCGTCGAGCCTTTGAGCAGGATTCCATAATTAGCCTTGCCATGTGCGAGGATCCGAAAGTCTGATTCGGCGGAGTTGTTGGCGTCGAATGTCGGTAGCCCCTGCAACAGCGCCAGCGTTTTCGTCTGCACGGATGCGTAACTCATAACAGCGTCACCGTCTCTAACTCGATCACATTCAACTCGATTTTCTGGAACAGGTAATTAGATCCGCCGAGGATGGTGTCCTCGGGTCGGGAAGTGTTATCAGCATCGGTCTCGATCACGCCCGTCGTCTGATCCAGATTCGGGTACTTGTCGAAGTGGTCGAGGATGGTTTGCGTTATCGAATTTAGCTGCGACCGGGTCGTCAGGGTGTCCACAGAGTACAGGCAATAGATCTCCATTATTACCTGCCGATCGGAACGCTTCTGGAACACGCCGTTGGCGGGCACGTCCTGCATGGATCGGTTGTCACTAGATCCCCGGCGCAGGATAGCGTGATACGCCTTGCCGTTGGCGAGGATCCGGTAATCGTTTTCGGTGGAGTTGTCTGCGTCGAATTCGGACAGCTTACGCAATACCGCCAGCGCAGCCGTCTGGACGGTTGCATGTGTCATTGTGTGCTGTCTGTCCTCGTTACCCTGCCCGGGTAATCCATTTCGTTCCGCTTGAATGCAGGCGTTTTGAGCGCACCTGTTTCACGATCCCGGGCAGATCCGACGATGAACAATCCCGTGACATTTGTGTCCCGGCTCGCCTTGATCTTGTTTTCCTCGATCTTCTCTAGGAAGCCCTTGAACTCTGCGGCGAATCCAGAGATCCGATTCCGGGTCGGCTCCGGGGCGTTGGGATCCCACGACTCCGACGGGAATGTGTTCATTACCTTGACCGCTGCGCCTGCGCTGTTCGCCGCCACCGCCGAAGCGTGGGGGAACGGGTCGTCGGCGACGGCGATCGGGGCTGTAAATCCTGCAACCAGCAAGGCGTTATTTATCTCTGCCGCCACGTCGTCGATCATCTGCTCCGCCTGTGCAAGCGTGGGGCGAGTCGTCGTCGTGAAAACATTGTCGACAATTAGGTCAGAGACCCGGCGTTCAAGGTCGGTGATAGCGCAGTAAGAATTTGCGTCGATTGCCACAGTCGGATCCTATGTGTAGTAAATGGTGATCGTGCCAGACTTCGACGTGCCCGAGGCTGCCACAGTCGGAGTAATGAGACCGGCGTACACGACCGGAGACGACGTCACAGTTCCGTCGCCGACGTAAGGCGTAACTTCCTCGCTGCTCGTCGTGTGACGGTTAGCTAGCAAGCCCTGCGCAAGGTCGAGACCATCCTCGTCGGCGAGCGTAATGTCGTAGTTCGCCGTTGGCGCATCAGTCGGGTTGGTTACGATCCGCTCGATCCGTCCGTTGAATGGGACAGGGATCGCCCCGACGGCTCCGCCTGCCGTGCCTGTCCACGACATTTTGAGCTTACCGATAGACCCTTTTGAGGTCGGCTTTTTATCTTCGTATGTAAGCGTCCCGGTCATGGCGTTTCCTTGTTAGAAATTCGGTCTAATGGTTGTCGTTGATGTGTTTCGTTGATGTGTTTCGTTAGTGTGGTCTCGTTTGCATAGTCCCTGCCGCACTCCTCGACAGGGCAGGGAAGCCGTGAGGTCGACGTAGCGGGCTTAGAGACCTTAGCAGGCGCATCTACCTGCATTACGAACTTGGAGTGCGTCTGCAAGATATGCGCCCCCACATCGTCTGCGAATTCCTGCGGCTCGTCCGTGATCTGCACGTAGGTCGCCGGTGGGAGTTCTTTCGACCCCGAAGGTTTTACCCCGTCAATCCTGACGGAGTAAGCCCCTGCATTCGATGTAGATTTTTTTATGTAGATCACAGTGTTGTCCCCGTCAGGATTGTTTTAGCTTCGGAATAGCTTGGCGAGCTTGCCGGTGAACGGTGTCGCTTTTTGCTCTACCTGTTCCTCGACTGTGTCCGCCAATACTTCCTCGACCTTGCCGCCGTAAATGTTGAGGATGTTCTGCGCCACATCGTTCGGTAGCTCAGTCGGTTCTTCCGATAGCTGGATGTAGTACGCCCGAGCGTCCTTGTCTGTGGCGTTCGGCTCGACCCGGACTTGGAAACCGCCGGGATTTTTCACGGTTGTAATTATTCGTCGCAAGATCTTGCCCTCAAAAAATTGTTTGCCCGGGCGAGAGATCCCCGCCCGGGCTAGTCATTACGCTGCGTGCGTGACCGCACCTGAGACCGACAGAGTGCCGTCCGGGTTGACCGCTACGAGGTAAGTCGTAAACGCTCCCGCATCGGTTGCCACAATGTCGATGTCGCCGTCGGCTTCGGTGATCGCAAGCCCGGACAGGTTTGCGACCTGCTCGATGATTGCGCCGTCCGTACCTGCGGCTGTACCGCCGTCGTGAGCCACGGTCGTCGGGGTTAGACCCGCCGAGTCGTTAGCCCAATACCAATCGAAGGCGCAAGCCTCCGCCATTTCGTTCCCTGCTTCGTCGTAAGCCTGACCCGACACCGTAATGGCGTTAGTCGCTTCGGCTCCGACCGTCCATGTGATGTAGCCGAGGACGCCCTTGCGCTGGCTCGACTCCTGCACCGTTCGCCCCCGCTCTCGATTCACTACTGGTCTTGTCATATCCGTACTTCCCGGCTAGACCCGAGCAGCCATTTGTGGCGGGGCGAGTAGCCTCTTATATTGATCGTCGTTCAACAGGTCGTCGGGACTAGCGATCGATGCGTCCCCCCGTGCCTTATTGCGGCTCAGGATCGCATCCTTGCGAGGGTGTCCCGCTGGCACAATCCAGATGTCGCCGCCGTAAAGCTCCGGGTTCACCGCCCGCTCGTCCCAACACCCCTGCTGCTTGAAATTTGCAGCCTGTTCGCTGGGGGTTAGACCCTCGATTTCCTCGAAGGTGGAAGTGTGAGTTCCTGCCACCGGGGCAAGGATCCAACCGTCCCAAGCGAACCGCTTATTTACTCTGTAAGCCTCAAACATTTTTTGCGTTCCCTATTCGACTATGAATGTTTTTAGTTAGTCAGAGGTATCGAGGAACAGGTAGCCCGACTGCGCACTTGGAACCTTGCGGTCTGTGTGCGTGAGAATCCGTGCCACGTTGCTGCGGATAGTCTCGTCTCGGTACTGCTGAACCGCCCACGGCACGTTGCCGACTTCGTCCCAAATGTAGGTGTAAGCCGCTGCCGGGGTTTCAAGAGCCGGGGCGTCGATCGCAGGGATGAGGAGACAATTGTCGCCCCACACGTTTGCGCCAACGAACGTCTGCCCTTCTTTCGCCGTGTTCTTGGCAGTCTTACCGACGATGATCTCGTCGATGCCAAGCGCAGCGGCTACAAGGGCTTCGGTCATAATCCCGGACTGGGTGTGCTTGTACTTGTCGAGAATGAGCGGGTGCTCTTTCAAGTCGTTCCAAGTCTCGATACCCATGATTGCTCGACGTGGCTCCGTGCCGGTGTTCTTGCGAACAACGCCCTTAGCCGTGTCGAAATCTCCGATCGGATCGGAGTTAGCGAAATCGCTCCACTGGCTGATGCCAGAAAGAGTGTTGTCTGTCCCGTACAACCCAGCGATAAACAGTTCCGCAGCCGTGTCGACTTCGAGTTCCATTTCCATCTGGTTAGTCAGGAACGACACGTCCTTCTGAGGCAAAGCTTCGGGAGCCTGCGAGGACGCTACGATCGGATCGCCTGTTGGCTTTTCAAATCCTGATTCATAGGTCTCGTAAGTCCCTGTGCTTGCGCCATAGGCGAGTCGCAGGTAGGGAGCTTCGGGGGCACGACGTGCGCCACCGGATTCCCCGAAGGTTCGGAACCAATAGTCCCGATCCCAAATAAAGTACGTACCGGACTTCTCATCCACGGGCACGACCGGAGCCAAGAGATCCCAAATAAAATCGGGGTTCTTGTAGCCGACACTGAGGTCAGTCAGTACCGGATCTACCGGACGCATATCGTTTTGAGTAGGTCCAGCGTATTTGCGCTTGGCGACCATACTATTTCTTTCCGCCTTTCCCGCTGCCACCCACTACCGGCTTAGTCGGTCGTAGGTCGTTTTGAGTAGGGCTAGACACGTCCGATTACTCGGTGTCGTGAGGTAGAGGGGTGATGAAGTTTACGGCGATTGTGAAGATGTCGCCAGAGGCGGCGTCTCCCAATGCTCGTCCGATAATCGCACGGTCGGCTGACGCTAGATCAGCTTCTAATGCACCGGCTACGACCTTGCCGTCATTATCGAGTGTGAGGTACGCACCTTGCGTGATCGTCCCGCCTGCCTTCGCACGGCAAATACCGAGCATGGCAACACTGGCGGGCGCACCGTCAGCGTCGGGGTCGTCCTGCAAGATCCCAATGCCCGACTGCGCAAACGCAGCGACGTTGGAGTTGGTGATCCCGGCGACGCCGAAATCTTCTGTCAGGTAAACAGCCTGATACTGCAAGGCGGAGAGATCTCCGGTGGCGTGTGCCCCGGGGATTGTAAGCATTTGATCCATGATTACTTGGGCTCCCTAACCGCACGCATTCGGCGGAGGCGAACAGCGGCAAGACTCTGAGACTCAGAGAATGTCGGGTTAGCTTCCTTGAATGTGACAGCTTCTTTTTCGAGTTCGGTCGGCTCTAGGTTTCCACCGTCGCCGTCTCCACTCTCGCCTGCACCGACAGCTTTGAACTGACCGGATTCGACTGCGAATGTGGAAACCTGTTTCCAGCTAGAGAGCATGGCGTCGGCGGTTTCCTTGCCTGCCTTGCTTTCAATATCTGCTAGCTGTTCGGCAAGGTCTTGCGCCGTGCCTTCCATACCTACAAGCTTCTCGGTCTCCACACGATAGTTCGAAACCTTAGAGGATCCGGTCAGAGTCGCTACTTGCGCAGCGAGTTCCTTCGTGGATTCCTTGACGGCTTCGGCTACTGCGGATTTGAAATCTGCGCCCTGCTTGAAGTTCTTGCCCGAGGCTGCGGAGAGTATCGTCTTGACACGACCAACGAGAGCCTTAGCCGCTACGGCTGGCTCGCTCGCTACGTCGTCCTCTACGATCTTATCGCCTTCCTCGGCGGCGGAGGACGTGATCTCGATTGCTTGCTGCAAGAGTTCGACGACGCTGTCAAGCATCCCCGATCGTTCCTGCAACTCACGGACGGCGTCTTTGACTGCGCCCTTATCGGTCTCGTCTCCAAGCTTCAAGCCCGCATCTTTCAACTCGGAGAGTGAGATCTTGTCACCGGAAACGAGACCCAAAATCTTGTCGATTTTGCTGTCTGAATTCTCGGACATATTCACCTTCTTTGGCAATGCCTGACTAAAACTACGGGTGGCAACTGCCTCCCGTTTCTTGTGAACGGCTGCGGCTGCGATCCCTGCAAGGGTGTCAACCGCCGGTCGTTCGGCTCCGAGCATCGCCAGTCCGTCGAGAATCCATCGATCCTGTTCGTCCACCGAAAGCTCGCAACTCACATCCCGAAAATACTCGTCTCGAAATAGGTTCGCCATTTCGTCAGGCACTTTCAGATCTGCAACTAATTTATCGCCCTCTTGGTACAGATTTGTAACCTGCCCTAGGGCGGCAACCCCATCAAATCCCTCGCCATTCTCGCCGTTTAGGGAGGAGGCGGGCAGTCCAAGTTCGGCAGCTACTTGCCGATTGAACTCGTCGCTAGTGTGACCTAGCTTGATAGGTACGAACTCCGGAAAGCCGCCAGCGAATTTGTTGACCATGTAGTCGACATCATCGTCGGTGAAACTGTTCGTCGATCCTCCGGAGTCGGTGTGTGTTCCGACTGCGAAGATTTCGAGACCAAGTATGGCTTTGGAAAATTTAGACATCGTAGACATTCTCTATGGCACGGCTTCGGGTGTCAAACGGTGCGCCGGTGTAGTCGCCCCTGACGGGGTAGGGAACGCCACCGACGCACCGACAAATAAAGGCTAGGTGATGCGACTCCACACGCCCGTTCCGTCAAGGTCGGCTTCGATATAGCATCGGCAATTGCCAAGGCATGAAACCGCTCCCGCCGGGACAGTCGGCATGGATTCCCACCCGTCTGCGTACTCCCTAGCCAACGCCGGGCAACCGTAGGTCGCCCTGTGGGAATCATCTTCACAATGCTCGGCGGATTTGTCTAGTACCCACCGGGTAGCGATCGGGGCTATGCCCAACCGTTTGCGCTCCCTGTTCTCAACGATCCCTGCGGATTTTTGCGTCTCGAATATTGCGACCTGTGCCCCGCCAGCCTGCCGGGCAACACTGTTCCTGCGACCGCTGAACAGATCTTCAAAGGCGTTCTTTTTCTCCGCCCCTTTTAGCTTCTGCGCCGCCCCGGCTTCCTTGCCGAACTTTTCACGCACGCCGGGAATCACACCCTCATCGATATTTAGTTCTGCCTCTTTCAGCAACGCCGCAATTGTGCGCTGCACTTCCGGGTCATGCGCTCGCTTGCCGAGCGTCGTCCCCATACCCATCTGCGTAGCCTCGCCGATCCTCGCCCGGGCGAGCAGCTTCATATCCGCAGAGAGGACGTTAAGCCTAGTGTTTAGGGTTGCGTTCGCCTCGGTCAATCCCTTGCCGGGTAGCGACATCAGGCGAGACGTTTCCGCTGCCCATTTGTCGTAGACCCCGACGAGTTCTTTTTGGTATGCGTTAGTAAATTTTTCGTAGCCGCCTGTGATGCCCCGGAGATCCCCACCCGCCGGGTGGTCGTAGGTGCGCCGGGCTTCGTCATACGCCCGGATCTCGTCAACAAATGCGCCAAGTTGCCTCGGAGTCATTTGCCCCATACCGAGACCGCCGAACACGTCGTTGACCGCTGCCGTAACGTCTCGGTCGCCCTCACCCTTGCCCTCCGGAAGTTCTGGCAATCCAGCCTCGTCTCGGAGCAAGACTTCGTCCTCACGGGTTGGCGTAAAGATCTTCGACTGTGCGCCCTTCGTGAACATTTCGACGATGTTCGCAACATCCATGGCACCCGGTTTCATCCAAGTTACTTTGGGAAGCCCGGTTGTGCCGGGGAATGTGTTGAACCGCATCAGGTACGGGACAAGCTGCTCGTTGACCTGTTCGATCAATTCGTCCTGTATCGATTCGATCGCCATAGTAAAGAAATCCTGCGACCCGACCACAAGGGCTTGCGTGCCGACATTGTCCATCCCTAGCTTTAGGAACTGCGCAAACATACGCATCAGGATTTGCGTCTCGTAATCCTTGATAATCTCCCGGACGTTCGTCGACTTCCCGCCCGAGTTGTACGCCTCGATATCCATGCCCTCGGGAACCATAATGTAAAGGGCTTCGTCGTTCCTGAGACCCTCCGCATTTTTCTTTAGTTCAGTCTTTTCGGCGTCGCTTAGGGAGTTCTGTCCGCCGGGCAGTTTTATGATCGGCGTGCCACCGATGTCTCTCTCAACACCGATGCCCTCGATCACCCGGAAGTTCTTCAAGAACTTGTATGGGGAATAGAGGGAGCGCAGCAAGCTCTTGCCCTGCGGGTTGCCCTTCCGCCCTCTCCACGTAACGTGCAGGCATTTGTTGAGCGGGATCGCAACCTCCCGGCGTGGTGCGGATCCTCGATACATGCCCTGTATGAAATGCGAAAACTCGTCAGGGTGCGCAGGATCCTCCGCCGCCCATCGGCGCAAAGTCTCCTGCCCTCGGGGCATGATGTTTCGAATCCACAGGCGTCCGTCGGTTCGCTTTTCAAGGACGATCTCGCCGAGGCTGAAACCGAACTCGATCGCCTCGATCATATCGGTGAGCCATTTGCGCAGAGATTGCTTATGCATTCCCCGGAGGTTAGCGTCCACGAACTGTGCCAACTGTATGTCTGCCTCCTCGTCGCTCGCAGGCTCTACGACGATCTCAGCCCTAATCATGGGCATCTTGATTGCGTCGAGTAGCGTCCCGATGATCGCCTCGTCACGGGCTTCGAGGACGTACCGGGCTTCGTTAGTCCACGGCTTTAGTTCAACAAGGTATTCCTCGCCGAGGTATCCCGACCATATCGAGAGTCCTGCGTCCCCGAGGATCCGGGTCACATTTCCTGCGTTCGGCGGAGTCGGTTCGATCGGATCCCGGGCGGGTGCTTCGTGGCTCTGAACCTCTGCGGTACGGTCTCGCTGCTCTACCATCTGCTTTGCTTCCCTGCTACTTCAAGCCTGTTGTTTCCAGAACTTTCCCGGCGTCCGAGAATGATGCCAGCCATTGTCGTCGTGTCGACCATATCGTCGTGCGCTCCCGCCGGGAACTTCGCATGTTCCTGCAAGAAATCAGAGAGCAGGTCATGGGTGTCTGGCAACAACATCCTACCTGATTCGATGAACGGCGTCACAGCGTGCGCCCGGACGACCTTGTCACCGTCGGGCGTGTAAGCCTGAATCGGGATCCCTGCGGACACTAGATTTTGAATCAGCGATATGCCGCTCGCCTTGTCCTCGATGTAAACCACGTCGGGCTTCCATCGATCGTAGAAAATTTTCGCCGTGCGCTCCAAGGCTGGGAATTGCATCCGCTCCCGGAATACATCCCGCAGGTACAACAAGCCGTCAGGCGATCGAGTCCATGTAGCGATCACCGAATAGTCGTTTTGCTGCCCGTCCTTGTACGCCGTATCAAGTAGCTGAAAGGTGCGGAATCTGCTGTTGAAATCGAAGCCGTCGACCGTGTAATACTTCCATGTGCCGATCGGGAATATCGCCCCCTCCTCGTCGGTCGGCTCCTGCTGGTACAGGGCAATCCAATCCCTCGTTCCAACGTCCCTTTTGATGCGGAGCAATTCTTCGAGCGTGTAGCGTTCTGGCCATAGAGGCTCACCCGGCTTGCGTCCTAGGTCGTCGTCCTCGGTAGCGATCGCCGGGAACTTCAACACCGTCCACTCATCGGCGTCGGGATCCTCCTCGTCTTGACCGTCAATCAATCGCCCTGCAAGGTCGTCGTGGTGCCACCGAGTCTGACAGACAATAATTGCGCCGCCCGGGTGGACTCGGGTGCGGGCTGTCGAGGTATACCAATCCCACACGTCTTGCCGTCTCGTCGCCGATTCGGCTTCTTTCCGATCCTTGACCGGGTCGTCGATTACGAGGAGGTCTGCACCGTGCCCCGTGATACCGGATCCGACACCGGCGGCGATCATGCCGCCTGCCCTGCCCGACACGTCCCACGACGCCGCTGCACGGGAGTCTGGCGCCATGCGAGTGCTAGGGAATAGACGTCCATATTTCGGGTCGGCGATCGTGTTCCTCACACGTCGAGAGAATGCCGCCGCCAGCCCCGAGGCGTAGGACGATAGGATGATGCGCTTGTCAGGGTTGTGCCCTAGGGCGTAAGCCGGGAGCAACTCAGACACGTGAACCGACTTCGAGTGCCTCGGAGGGATCTCGACAATCAGCCGGGTAATCTCGCCAGAGACAACCTTCTCCAAAGTCTGCGCCAGCATCCTCGTATAGCGGCTCGTGATGTACCCGGGATAAACATGCTCCCCGAATGCTGTGAGCGACCTGCGAGCCTTACGCCTAGCTTGGCGAGTCGATGCTAACGGTTCCTCGGACGGGAATGAATTCTCCACGCCCGTTGACCTCACCCTCGGTGTCGTCGTCAAACCCTTGCTCCCTCGCTGCGATCCTCGTCAGCAGTTCGTCGTCGTCGAAGTCCTCGACGGGGACAATACCCCCGTCAACCTGCCCGGTGACAATTAGTTCACGGCTCGTCGTCGGTCGTGCTGCCACACCGAATTCTTCTCGCAAACTTTCCGCCGTCTCCTCTAACGCACGGAGAGCCACAGGTAAAAGCTTTCGGGCTTCGGTCTTATCGAGGCTGGCGAGATCTGCCTTGCCGATTATGAGCATCGCTGCGTTCTGTGCGCCTGTGATATTCCGGACTCGTGTGCGCTTGTTTTCGGTGGCAGTTGTCACCAATCCCCGGGTAGCTTCCCGCTCGATGTGAGCGTCGTGCGCCTTCGCCCGGACACCCCAAGCCCACTCGCTGTTCCATATATTCCACCGCCCGGATGCTCGGCTGCTGCCCTCCGGTCTCCCCATCGCCTCGTTGTACGCTTTATCTAGGGAGCGTTCTGGACCCAGCCGCAAGTAGGTTAGGAACGCTGCCCAAGGCTTTGCGCCCTCGTCGGGCATTCGCTCCCACCGCTGCGGCTTCCGCTGCATCATTGTCATGCGTCTGTCGACCTCATCGC